ACACTCTCATCGTCGAGACTTACTTCTTCGTGAAGTTCCAATGCAAAGGAATCTCTCCAACTGCTATGTCCGGGAAGATCTGGCGTGACGGTAATGGAGAACCAGGTTGGCAGATCGTGTCGAGTGACTCATCTTCACCTATGCAAGCAGACGGAACGATTGGGTTGGGTGCGCTAGTCACGACGATTAACAATCTACCACTTGAGGTAACTTTCGATAACTTTGAGGCAATAGCGGCACCATGAGTACTAGGCAACTAACAACGAACAGACAGACTATCGTGGGGATCAACAAGACAATCCCACAGAGGCGCATCAGACAGGCGTTCCTTGTGGTGGGCTATGATGGCTGGGCTAGAGAAGTTCTAGTACAGTTCACTGATCCAGCTCGTGTTTTCCGAGGTGTTGCTGTCAAAGTTCAGATTCGAACTGGTCTGATACTGCCACTAATCCCCGCTGGCAGTTCTATCACGATTGGTATCGAGCATGGTCAACTCACTGTGATTGGACTGTAAGATGCCTTGTTCCGGGACAATCGATCCAGCTGATATCTCCAATGGGGCACTAGATCCCGCGGACGATCCGACGAACCCCACACCAGCAGTATCAATTGAAGATTGCACGGTTGTCCAGGATCCGGACGGCACATTGTGGGCGCGGTTCGACGTGACCATGACCAACATCAACTATGCCGACGATCTGAACATTCGGTGGGATAGCGCGAACGGTACTGCAACAACACCGACTTACTATGCCAATCAGGTCAATCAACACTTGATCATTCCTGCTGGGACAGGACGTGGACTCATTGAAGTTCAGATGCTCAAGCCAGCGGGCGCAACTGGTGAGAAGTACTTCTTCATTAATCTGTCAGTTCCCGTCAACTGCACGATTGCTGATTCACAGGGCAAGGCCACGTACAACTATGGAGATGGAACTAATCCTCCGCCTCCTCCACCACCGCCTGACGGTGATCCTGCTGATCTGACCAACTACTCAGGTTGGCCGGACAACGCAGCAGTAGTCTATGATCAGACTGCTGATTGTCACTACTACTACGCCTGCACTGGGTTTGGTGGAGCGACTCTGATGTCTGGGCTTTACTGGAAGAAGACGGGACACATCCAGCGATTTGATGCCAAGAAATTGTTCACGGATGCTGGTGGAGATATCTGCGCCCCGTGTGTAACTGGCTGTACTCCATTCAATCCAGTCAAGGTTATGAGATGGATGCGTGACCACAGTGTGAAGCATTCTGATTCTGCCTCGACTAAGAGCATCCAGTCTTTCAGTTTGATCAGTGATTCCACCGTTGCTGCTCGCATCAAGAATATCAAGCGAGCGGTTCATGCAAACGGAGTTGTGGCTGCGAGTACCCTGTGGAAGACCAAGTGGAACTCGTGCAAGAAGAGCAATAGTCCAAACAACAATGACCATGTTCTAGCTCTTCCATCTGAGTCTTCTGGTACTCTCGGTCATTTCTATACCATCGTGGGTTGGAACAATCAGCGAGCAGGAGGTGCCTTTCAAATTCAAAGTACATTCGGAATGGGGTGGGGAACCAATGGTCGATGTTGGATGCCCTATTCTTACATTGGAATGGGTTCCCAGTGGGAATTCTACAAGTTGGTTTACGGAGGTTGAAGTGGTAGAGGAATTGGTCGGTCGTGTGACGATCAGCGGCACTCAGACTCAGATTGAGAAGGTGAAGCCGTTCGTCAAGAAGGCGACAGATCTACTTGATAGACGTATCGATCCGCTTACTCTGCGGATTGTACCTCGCGCAGATATGCCTGTGGCGTTCATCAAGAAAGATGGAACGATTGTGCGGGCAGAAGGCCATTGGTCTGATCGTCGTAATCTGATGCGCCTTGCCGACGACGTGTTCGGTCCGAAGCAGGATCTGCTGCGAGACAAGATTCTGGGCCATGAGTTCACGCATACCGTGTTCTCGGATTGGCTTGGCAAGTGGCATCGCCGTCAGCTCCTGCCGGTGATTACTCCAGCAGCTGACAACTGGAATGATCTGACCATCGGTGACACCTGGGAAGGTTACGTCGCTGATCCCTCAGAAGCGCTGGCCTGTTACGGATCAGCAGCTCTCTTTGGGTGGGCGAAGCCAGCGTACTCAACTCTGTACCTTCGTCGTATCGCTCAGGCAGATTACCCGAAGGTCAAGGCAATTCTTCTGGCTACAGCACCATGAATGAAGTAACCTTTGCGAGTTTCTTAACTCCAGCAGGGGTAGTGATTGCTGCAGGCATTGTCACAACATTCATTGAGCTAGGGAAGAAAGTTTTCCCCGCTATTTACGACCGTGTGAACGGCCTGCAGCAATCCTTTATTTTGACCGCCGGTCTATATGTCCTGGTGGGACTAAGTATTGCCCCTGATAGCCTAGATGATCTACTGGGCGTCTTCTTAGCATGGCTATCGTGCGCCACGTCGGCGGTGGGATTCTATGAACTAGGATCACGCACGGTTGATCGCCTGACAGAAGAAAAGCCTCCTACAATCATCGGCAAGGACGAGAAGTTCGACGACGAGAAGTAGATGATTCCGAGTCGTCACTTCCCCATGCCGGTTCGGAGTCCACTCTATCGAGGATAGCCTCGGCTTCCTCAACGGACGTGATCACTGAGCTGACGCCGCCGGCCTCGGTGATTTCTCCGAGAGTGTGGGCTTGGAGCTCTGTGGCGTTCTTACCTGGGCGCTTTACCTCCAAGCCCAAAAATCTTCCCTTGTAACAAACCAGTAAGTCGGGAGTTCCCTTCGCGTTAATCGCAGAGCCATGAGGATGGCAAACGTAAGCCCCTCTCCGTTCAAGGTACTTAGTGATCTTGCGACGGAGAGGGGCTTCTAACATTGTTTACTCCTAGTGAAACTTGTAATTGGGGAGAAGATGATCAGGGATTTTAGTCCTGACCATCTTCACCGGTTTCTTATGGAAGCGGCATTCCGCGAACGGAACCCAGGCTATCCGTCCACAGGATGGACAGATATGCCAACTTCAAAGGTCGTCAACGTCGAGTTCGTCTTCGTCCTCTTCCTCCTCTTCTTCCTCCTCTTCTTCCTCTTCGTCTTCGTCCTCCTCTTCCTCGTCGTCATCCTCGACGGGCGCAGGAGCGGGCTTCTTCTTCTTGGCAACCGTCGGTGCGGGCTGCTCGGCTTCGACTTCCTGTTCCTCGTCGTACTCAGACGCGGGGAAAGTCGAGTCAACCTTCGACCGCTCCTGATCGTTGTACGGCTCGTCATCCACGACGGTAGCTCCGATCCGCTTACCGACGTACTTCACGAGGTCGACAGTCACCGATCGCTTGGGGATATCCTTCCCGAGCAAGTCCGAGAGGAACTGACGGAACGACCACAACTGCTCTGGCTTCAGAGAAGTAATGTGGTAAATCGTTCCCTTGCTCGGTCCCTTGATCGCCTTGAGCTTCCAGCTCACGTACTCAGAGTCTGCATCCTTCTTCTGCTTACGAAGTGCTCCCGTAACCTCGAAGATATAGTCACCTTCGTTGAGGTGGGAACTGCGGCCGACGCCCTTATCCTCAACCCCCGAGAAGTCGACGGTGAGCTTAGAGGGGAGCGCCTTACCTGTGGCGCGCTTCTTTAGAACCACTTAAATCTCCAATCCGCGTGTTGACTGACCCGGAGGTACTTCTCCGTGTTTGTCTCGAATGTCGAGTATCCGTTGAAGTGTGGGTTCACGCATGACACGCGGAAGTCCCTTGATCCGGGTTCCTCCCGAGTATCGCTCGTGTGGCCCTAGTAGCATCCTGTGTTCGAATACTTTCTTCCCTTCCCTTTCCGTTTCTCGGACATAGATTCGCCCGATAGTTCCAACGACAGAGAGGAGCGTTTGTAGAGGCGCCTTAGATAGGCTCGGCGTAACTTCGATGAGGACTCCTTCTTCCCCGTCTTCGTCATTCTCCTCGATCCATTTCCGCTCCTGTGCGAGGAAGATCACGTGATACGGTAAGTTCCTCCAATCAGTCAGGAATGTGCTCATGAGTTGAGCGACCTTGCCCCAATGTTGTTTGTTGGGCATTGCTGGATCTATCGAACTATCATGGGCAGCCTCCCGCATTACGTGCTTCATACAGAGTTGGGCCAGAGAAGAAACTGTGTCTACGACAATTACTTCGTAGTCGTGCTTCGCGGTTTTAATCCACCAATACAAATCGTTCTCTTCTGCCCACGAATTGAGATGGTAGACAAAAACGTTATCACGATCTGCCAGTGTTTCTTGGCCTTTCTCGTTGCAGTCGATCATCAGGGTCTTGAGCTCTGAGCTCCCTGCGAACCAGGTCTTCCCCTGTTTGTTCCTCCCATAGACAACTATCTTCAGCGGTCCCTTCGCTTCGCTGGCAGGAATGATATTCTTCTCAATATCAATCGTCGCTTTCTTCTTGCGTTGATTCGGTGATATCGCTGTCGCCATATGGATCCTCCTCTACTACGAAATCATTACGCCGCATGAGTGTTGTGTCGAATCCGTTCAGCTCTGCTTGACAGATCGACTTGTAGGGGCACCGAACACAATCCCTGGTGATGTTCCTAACTGTGTGCGGATGGTCCATAATCTCTCTCGAAGTCCACAGGGCTTCTTGGAGAATCCGCTTCAGGACTGTCTCTTCGCGCGGAAGCTTGTACCGTCGCAGAAATTCTGACTTCCTCATGAGAGGCTTCAAGATATCAGTGAAGTCCCTGGGATCGAAATCGTTCTGCTTAAGGAACCGCATCAGCGTTGGATAGTCCGTCACAATTTTTCTTCGAGAGAGGGCACCACCCTTCGTGATCTGTGGTATAGATGGTGGCTTGGACTTGACGTAGTTGAACATGACGCCCGCTATGTCCATCCCCCACATCTTCTTAGCAGCCCAAGGGTATATGAACAGCTGAGGATCCATCGCATGGAACGCGGTCGCCATTGGGATTGTTGCTGCTGTCTTATGATCGATTACCCAGAACAATCCCCTTCCGTCTTTGATGATGAGGTCAATCCGACCTTTGAATCTAACTCCCTTTAGTTCTACGTCAAAGACTTCCTCAGTAAGAACTACCTCCCATTCATCGTTGCGATAGTACCACACATAGGACTTCATGATCTGTGTGACGAGTTCTGGGAGCGGTCTTCCTCTACGTCCCCGCTTAGTTTCTAGCGCTACTCGTTCTTCTTCTTTGAGGGCATTGTACTGATCAAGGTATATCTGATGCCCTGTCTTCCAATCACCATCCTTATAGTAGGATTCCAGAGCGGAGTGAACCCAGGACCCGAAGAATAGTGGACGAACTTTCTCCTTAGGCGTGAGTCGGTCTTCATACTTGTACTTCCACATCTGCTGGCAATTGCGCCATGCCTTCAGCTGGGATTGGTTAATCGCTGGAAGTGTCATGCGCCTCCCCAGTGGTCAACAATCTGGACATCCGCGATGATTGGAACAGTTGGCGTAAATCCAAAGTACCTTCGTAGTGGAAGGTGTTCCATAATGTGTTTGACTCGTTCGGCCACAGCGTCGGCTCTATCGCTACGAGCTTCCAAGATAACTGCGTCATGCAAGTTTCCAAGAATCCTCGCCACATCCTTTGGGAGCTCCTGTTCCAGTTGAATAATTGCAAGGATGGTAAGGTCTGAAGCAAATCCCTGTACAGGAGAATTGATAGCCTGCCTTTCGGCTTCGGCTCTTGTCCCTTCATCGTCAGAGTTAATCGTAGGCAGATGTCGAACGCGTCCAATGGGTGAAGTGACGTAACCGAGATTGTTGACAAGCCTACGTTGTCGATTGTGCCAGAGCGGAAGTCCTCTGTAGCTTGCAAAGAAAGCATCGCGATACCGTCGTGCTTCGGCATCACTGATCTTAACTTCATATTTCTCATCCGCATACGTGACGAACTTTCTCCAACCCATTCCATAGAGGAACCCAAAGTTTACCGCTTTAGCCATCTTCCTTTCTTCTTTCGATATCTCTGTGGGATCACGCTTGAGAATAGAAACCGCCGTCTGCATGTGTGGATCTTCGCCATTCAGGAACGCATTTGTAAGCGTCTTATCTCGTGAGAACATAGCGGCGATTCTAAGTTCGACTTGGGAAAAGTCAGCCTCAATAATCTTCCACCCTTTGGGAGCTCCAATGATGCCCCTAATGAATGTATCTCTCGGCACCTGTTGCATATTAGAGGATAGACGCCCTGTGACAGTTCCACCAATGTTGTAGGAAGGAAAAAGTCGTGGAGTCCGAGTAATCTTAACTCGAGAAATCCAGTTTCGAGTGTATGTGCTCTCATACTTGTTCCACTTTCTAAGATCCATAAGCAACTGAATCGCTGGGTGTTGAGATCGCAGTTGAAGGAGAACGCTCTCAGCAGTGGAAGGTCTACCAGACTTTGCGCCAACTTCGAGGATTGGTAGTTCGAGAGAACCAAACAGCCAGTTAGCGAGGAAGATAGGACTTCTGAAATTCGGTCTTGGAACCTGAAGTTCTTCCGGTACGTACTCGAGGAGCTGTCTCTCAGTATCCTCGATGCGATCCAAGATCTCCTGATTTCTTTCCTTAAGTCGTCGTATGTCAACCGGGAATCCTCTCATCTCTATCTCTGTGAACGCCCGACACGCTGGCATGGTCACGCGCAAGAACAGCTTCAGGAGCTTCGGCTTCTTCTTGAGCTGTTCCTTAAAGATATGATAAAGCCTGAGTGTGTAGTCGGTATCCTTACCATTATAAACCGCGAGGATAGGTAGGGCGGTGCCATGCTTGAAATCAATCTTATCCTCGTAAAGATCGGCTCCGAGGAACGTACGCGATAGAGGTTTAAGCGAGTTCCTCCGATTCTCATCGAGAAGATGCGCGGCAAGAAAAGTGTCGAAGTGGGAGTAAGTTTTAACTCCACGGGACATCAACCATTG